TCGCCAGCTTTTAGCGTACCCGTCATCGCCACAGTTACGCTGCGATCCCCAACTGAGCCTGTGATAGTCGCAGAAGTCGCTGTGCCGCGCACTGAGGTGGCAGAAGGGTCATTTAGTAAGAATGTACCGAACTGACCGCGTAAGCTCATCAGGAAGGCAATCCACTGATCTGCGTCGGCGCGTTTCATTGGTGGCAGTGTAATATCAGCTTGCCATGCTTCGCCGCTGTAAGCGTGGGCCTGACCTTTTAGCGTGAAAGGCGACTGACTATAGGCAACCGTATTGACCGCCCGTAGTTCAATAGAAGCAATGCCCGTATGTGACGGCAGGGTTAAGGGGTACGAAATCATGTCCATCTCCCATGATTTTTGTGATACATGTTTTCACATTCAGCACTTTTTCTCATACGAACTGCCTCCGCGAAACAACCAGAATACCCAACATACTGACTTCCAATCCGAACCTTCCATCCTTTTTGGTGATGATTAATGCCAAGAATACCGCTTCTGTTATCGGCTCTGCGCTTTATATTCCTTGCATTCTGTGTTCTTGAAGCACCTCTAAGATTTTTAATGTTATTGTTATCTGGATTGCCATCAATGTGGTCAACTTCATCAGGCCAATAACCGTGATGAATAGCAAATATTACTCTATGCTGAAGTAACCTTTCACCGCAAAAGCCTATATACCAATAGCCATTTTTCTTTTTATCGCCAGCTATTTTACCCGCCCAACGTCTTGTTGCAGACTTAGTTTTAAGTTTGTTTTTCCAGATCAACTTACCATCTTGATATCTAAGATATTTTTTTAATTCAGATATAGAAGCCATTATGCAAACGCCCTTCCATATGAACCGCCACGCCGTTTCGCATCCGCGACCGCCGCTTTCGCGCTTTCCGCAATCTGTGGCATCAGTGATTTGATCTCTGTGCGCACGGTTTGTTGTACGCCTGTTGATACGTTGATGGTTTGGTTTACCACTACTGAACCGCCGCCGGCCATCTTATCGTTAGGCACGATAGAACCGGTGCGTGAAGGCACAAACAATTCTGGCCCACGTTCACCCACGACATAAGGGTTTCCGCGCTGTACGGGGCCACCTATGGCCTTCATAGGTGTACCGCCAAGCGATGGAAATGCTGCCGTTATCGCATTCGTGATAAAGCCGGTGATCTGTTTGACAACAAACACGCGGTAAAGTTCCTTGATAATATCAGCGGCCATTGCGCGGAATGCATCTTTGGCCTTCATGGTGCCGTCAACCATAGACATGAATGCATCACCAAACTTGTCACCGATCATGTCAGCAACGGTTTCCACCTTCGCGCCGGTTTCTTCTGTTTCTTTACGGATGCGCTTGAAGTATGAAAATACGTCAATGACAGTCATGTTTTTCAGGTTATCGCGCAAATCTTGAATACTTGTGTATGGCTGATCTAATTCAGTACTCAAATCTTGTGATTTGAATAGCAAGTCTTGCATTGCAGCGTTGTTTGCATCCAGCCTATCCTGAAGCCCCTGAAATGCTTCAGCACCTATATCTGTCGGCAAGTTTAAATCGAAGTTTCTGTTAATCTCCTCTGCGGTTGCTCTAGTAAACTTTAAGAACTTTTCCGTTATGTTTGAAATCATAGTGAGAAACTGAAATTCTAGTTCATTGAAGTATAAAAGAGCGTTTGTTTTGAACAACTCAATTTGCTTTGCGCCACGGGTAAACGCTTCGCGCACAATTGCCGGAATGCCTGACACAACAATTACGAATGCATTTAATCCGTTTATCAATCCATTTATTACGGCTTTGCCAACTCGTCGAAGTAAGTCAAAACCTTTTACAACCAGATCAACCGCCGGACGCACAAAGTCAATAAGTGGCTGGAATGCAGTTTTCATATCTGCACCAAACCGCTTGAAGTCGAATGATAGCTTGGTTGTTTTATCGCCCATCATTGCGATAGCACCGCCAACCGCAATCAATGCACCCAAGATCATCCCTTTTGGCCCGAAGATGGAAGCAAGTTGAGGTGCTTGCATGGTCATAATGCGCAGTGCATCAGTACCCATAGAAGCCTGAACCGCCATATCTTGGAACTGCAAAGATGCCATGCCCAAACTACGGGTCATGTTTTTATTGGCCTTGCCAACGCCCTGCATCCCGCGAACGTGGCGGTTCATATTGGCCGTTGACTTCATCATAGTCTTATCAAGTGAACCAAGCTGCGCTTGTACCTTTTTCATTTCAGGTACAGCGTTTCCAACGGCATCCATGCGAATGGTTAAATTAGTCTGTGCCATTGTCTTTTTGCTCCGACTTGATTTTAAAGTATGCGACCCATTCGTTATATTCTGAAAGGCTGATTTGCTCTATTTCACCTATGGTTTTGCCAAGCAATTCAGCCAATGCAATCAGATTATATCTAAACGGATCGCTTCTTAGTTTTTTTCGTGTTCCTCTATAGTCACACTTTCAAGAACCGCACCGAACACCTTCGCAATCAAGTTGATTGGTTCGCCCATCAATATTGGCTTATCTTCAAGTGAAAATGCCTTTTCACCGGCATCGTCTTCACACTTGCGGATGATCATATCAATCATAGCCGACATAGTTGGGTTGTTGATGAAATCCTTGTGTTTACGTTGGATTTGCTCCATGTCACGCGCTGAAACCGTTGTGAAATATAGGCGAAGCGGTGTATCCCCTTCGCCCCATTCTTCCACATCCAGAAAACCCCGTTCTTGTTCCGCCCGTTTTGCTGCAATGCGTTTCGCTAGTGACATATTACGCTACCGTTGTTTCCGTTAGTGCGCCAGAACCTTGAAGCGTTAATGATGCCTCAACCAAGCCATCAAATGATGAATTGATTGTGCGACCTGTTACGATGGCTGTACCACCGTAATATGTGTCGCCTGATGTCGCGCCTTCTGGGTAGAAGTTAAGTGTAACCTCTGCACCAACGGTCAACGCGCCTTGGCCGCTTGTATCGGTTTCGTCCCAATATACATCAACTGAACCAGTGAAGTTTTTCAGTGATGATGAATATGTGCGGGATGTGTCGCCCATAGTTGTTGTTTCTAGTGTATCCGCTGTTTCTTCAATGCTGAAAGAACGGATTTCTGCAATTACAGTGTCAGAACCAGCCGTGCCGACTTTTACGGTTCCTTCACTTCCTGTATGTGTCGCCATTGGTGGAACTCCTTACTTGGCTGTTTCTACATCATTGATAGCTGTAACATATCTGATCGAATAAGTCAGCTTGGCTATTCCCAAAATTTGGTCAGCTTCACCGTCAAATTGTATTTCAGTTGATGTTAAAACGCTGAACTTGGCAAGGCCATTGATTGTAAAATCGCCGGCTAATGCTTCCTCAACTTGGACGGCTATCGCGTCCACATCATCATCAAACTTACTTGTTTCCCGAACGTAAATATCAACGTCCAAAGTAAGTTCCCTGATCATGTCAGTAACGCCAGCATTCATGCGTTCACTAGCTTCAGAACCAGTGTAAACGCTAATAGCCGGCAAATTCGTGTCATTTAGTGGGTGAACCCGCGTTGTGTAAACACGGCGTTTAACAAGGCCAACTTCTGACTTTAATAAGGCAGCAACACGATCCCTGATTTGTTTGCGAACATGTGCCATCTATTGTTTTTCCAACTGTATTGTTGTCACGCCGGTTCCATCATGCAACCAAGCAACAACGCGATATTCAACGCTGCTAACGATTAGGTAATCATCTTCGGCAATATAAGGAACATCGGCTGTTCTGCATGTGAAACGTGGCTGTTCCTGATGAACCGCTGCAATGCCGCCAGCGTCAACAGGAACGGTTTCGTTATCGAATATGCCAGTGATGGAACTATCACCCAAGCCTAGTTTGCGACGATACGAAACAGTTGATGCGAATTCATCCACATCAAGGATTGCAGTCAGATCATCAGCAAATGGAATGGCCATTTATTCACTTTCATCTGTTTCTTCAGGTGCTTCCGCACTTTCATCGTATTCTTCTGCATACCCACGGGCAATAAGTTTCGCCGCAATACGGTCATGCACTTCATGGACTGTGCCTTGTTCCGCTGTTATGTCACCCCAACGGGCCAGTTTTAGCAAGGTAATCTTCATTTCTTCGCCCGTGTTGTTTTAGGCTTTGCCGCGCGGTCTGTAGAAGCCACAGTTGGCTTTGGTTCTGGTGCTACTGCAACCCGCCCGTAGGCCACTAATGAAGCCGCTTCATCTGCGCCTAGTTCAACTATTTCGCCAGATTTACGGGCTGAACCCGCTGCGACACATGATTTTAGAATGATGTACTTCATTTTTGACCCCTCGTTAGAGGGGGCGGCAAAGTTGCCGCCCCAAGTTAGCATTATGCGCCGTCATTGTTGACTGCGAAGCTAACTGCGTGACGTACTGCTACGTCAACAGTTTGCAATGCAACAATACGAACTGTGCCAGATGTTGATGCAGTGTATGGATCAACTGTGATGTCCAAGCCACCATACATACCAATCAAACAGTCAGCAAAGTTACCAAAGTACAAGTCACCGGCAGTAACTTGGTTTGATACGATTGCGTTATAACCGTTGATTTCGCCGCCATCAGCAACAAACAAGCCTGAACCAGAGTCTTTGGCTGTTGTTTTCAATGCACCCATCATGCTTGCTGGCAAGATGTACGCTAGATTGCCCATAAGCGCGTTATCTTCCGCAACCGCAGTTTCCATCGCAACTACTTCTGCGAATGTTGGGTTAGCCGCTGCGAAGGCTGTTGGAGCGTTGATGCCTGATGTGTTTTTGATACCTGTTGGCTGGCCAGATGAACCTGAACCTTGCAACGCACCGTTGTCGATTGCTAGTGCGATGCCTGTTGATAGGTCATTACGAACTAGGTTTTCGATGTCTAGTGACGATTGCATCATCATCAAACGTGTGATGTCAGTGAATGCACCAACTGTTTTTGGTGACATTGTGACCTGACCAAATGTTGGTTCGCTTTCAGTGGACGCGCCACCTTCTGTTGCGATCCATGCACCTGTTGATGCCGCTGTCTTTTTAGGGATTTTTACGTCACCTGATAGACCTGTCAACATTGTCGCGCCAGCTTGCATCACTGATGATGCGTTGCGTAGTACGTCAATGAAGTCACCGCCGCGATACGCTTCTGCAACCATTGCGCTGTCGTCTGATGTGTTCAGATCACGCTGGTTCCATGAACGTAAAACGTCATGTGGCATGTATAGACCCTGTGGATCAACACCAGCACGTTTTGCCGCTTCTTGTGACGCTTCGAATTCGAAACGTGCAGCTTCTTGTGCATTACGGTCAGTTGGGTTCGCCATTGCACGGATTGCGTTCATCAAAGAGAAGTTACGAACTTCTTTCTTTGTTAGGCCAATCTCTTGTGTGTCTAGTGGCGCGTTTCCGATTGCTTCCAACAATTCACCACGGAATTCCGCTAGTGAACGGCCTTCTGCAACCGCTTTGTCTGCCATGTCGCGCTTGTTGTGCTTTGCTGCCAAGCGATACATTTCGGCTGTTTCTTTAGCTGCGGAACGTGCTGCATCTGCGCGAACCGCTTCTACGTCAACTTGAACTTCTTCAGTCATTGTAGTTTCCTTTGTTTCAGATTGAATTTTAGGTTCTGCGGGTGGCTTCTCCGCTGCACGACCTACCCCGACTGTCCTGTCTGCGGGTATGCTTACAACCGATACTTCCATTGGTAGCCAATTATCAACACGGTAGCTACCCGTGCCTTCCTCGACCATGCTGTTGACATGATAGCCAACACTGATGTTGCTTCTGATACCATCAACAACATCTTCGAAAACCTCTTTGGCAAGCCCATTTCTTCCGAAACGAACAGTCGCGCGTAACCGCCGCGCCGAACCATCAAGGTTTACGTCTTCAACTACGCCAATTTGTTGCCGTGGATCGTGATCCAATAACAACGGCATAGTGCCTGAACGCGCAAAGCTAAGATCAATGCTGCGTTCATCGTGATCCAATATTTCATTGCCAAAGCTGCGCTCAACAGGTTCTTCGCTAG